TACCAGTAAATTTAGCAACAAATTGTTTCTCAGGGCCATACGCACCAGCATAGATGCCTTGATTAACTATTTTGATAGCGTCATCAAACGCAGTCTTCAAAGAAAACTGGCTTTCAATATTGGCTAGATTAGTTCCAATTACTTCACTAGCCTTTTTAGCTGCCGCACCAGTATCAACATTGATTCCACCAATAGTGACATTGCCGGTGCCTTTACCTGCGCCTTCAACCTTTTTAGCTGCGTATTCAAGCATACGTTTTTGGAAAGGTTCAGTGCCTGGTTTGAGTCCCGCATCAATCAATGTTTTGGCAAACTCAGAGTATTTTTGAACATCAGGGCCTTCATATAACACAAGACCAGTAACAGCATCAACTAAAGAATTTCCAACAGCAACTGCTTTATTTGGTTTTTCAATAAGTTCTAAGTCTTTAATGTTTCCACTTTTTGCATACAAATCAATGCTCTGCGGAGTATGTTTACCAGCCCGTATTAATTGTTGTAGTGGATCAACACCTTGTCTTTCAAGATTTCTTTGCTTTGCCAATGCCACTTCACTAGCGGCCTTACGAGAGATATTTGCAACTTCTAATGCACCTTGAGTATCTCCAACTTGTTGCAAAGCACTTGCATATTGACCCAACCCTTCTGGAGTGCTTACGTCAAACTGTTGTGCCAAGGCATTGCGTTGGCTAATCAGACGCATCTGAGGGTCTTCAGCACCAAGCATCCCAGCAGCTACATTGCCAAGTTGGTTTGCGCCATAGAAAACAGATGTACGAGCAGACTCCATTGGACTCATCTGCCCAAATGCAGCCGCCCTCTGTAATGCCACAGCATCTCTTTGTTGCTGATATGACTCTGGGGTCATACCAAACAAGCCTTGAACAATATCTGTTGCCATGATTATTCCTTAGAAATTAGCGTTGACATCATATTGACGAGTGCCAGTCCCATACCCTTGAGTATTGCGATTGCCTTGTATCCAATTCCCAAGCCCTTGAGCCAACAATGGATTCTGACCAATAGCTTGCAAGGATGTAGCCAAGGGATCAAATTGACCTGCTTGAGTAGTCATTGCCGCACCCATACCACCTCTTTGCAAGAATTGACCAGCATTTGCTCCAGCGGAAGCAGCCCTGCCACCCAAAGCCGATCCCATTTCCAAGGCTGATTGACCCAAACCTTCTATTCCTTGAGTTGCATTCAAATATGCTTGGAATGGAGAAAGTGCGCCAACCTGACCTTGTTGATACTGATTCATCAAGTTAGCACCAGTGCCAAATAATCCAGCACCAAAAGCAACTTGCCTCTGTCCTTCAGCCTGTGCGCCAGCAGCCAATTGAGCCTCTTGTTGAGCCATAGCGTTATAGTATGCCTCCATCTCAGGAGATGCTGCACCCAAACCAGCCGCACCACTTGGACGAGCGCCAGTAGCTCCAACAGACAAGCCACCACGCCCTTGCTGGAACAAAGTGTTTTGTAGTTGAGCCATTTGACGCTCACGGCCTGGAGCAAGCAAATCCTGCTGTTTAGCCATGTACTGTTGTGCTACCTGTTCAGGAGACTGAGACAGATATTGTTGGCCCAAACCAAACAAGCCTTGTGCCGCCCCTTGAAGTGGTGCAAATTGTTGTTGCGCCATTTCTGCTTGAGCCAATCCACCAGCGCCCATTGCCATCAACCTATCTTGATAGGCTTTTAGTTCTGGTGAGACTGTATATCCAGCACTTGACAGATTCCCAGATGGATCAAACCCAAACTGAGATGAACCAAATCGAGTGGTTACTCCAACTGGGCGAAACCTTGCCGCATCAGCAGCAATTCGTGCCGCCTCAAGTTGTGCTTGGGCAGAGGTATTTGCCGCCCTTTGTGCAGATTGGCCCTGCATATACCCGCCAACTAAACCTGCTCCTCCAACTGCTACTGCTCCCCAAGTCATGGCAATTCTCCTTTAATTTGTTGCGTAGAGGCTATAAACCCCATTTCCTGATAAGTTGAGGCAATAACCTCTTCCTCTATCTTGGAAAGGTTTTCCTCTCCTTGATGTTCGGTCAAATGAACTGTCACCCAAATAGTATCTTCTTCTGCATAAACCGCCCTCTTTAACCCAACTTCAGAAACAAAAATGTGAGGGGCTTCAAAATACTTTTTACCAAACTCAGTGGCAACAGATACCTTGCCCTTCATAATGAAGTTCAGATGCTGATGCTTGTGAATCTTTCCTATGATGACAGTATCTTTGGGAATGAACATCTCTCTTGCATAAGTCCCGCAACCATACTTTTCGTCAACAGGAGAAAAATGGTGGGTCAGAGTGCAATCATCTAGCGTTGATTCAATCTCGCCTTTAGATATTTTGTCCATCAATCCTTCTTGCAACACCAATACATTTTGGCGAAACTGGATTTTCTCAGGCGTGTTTTGTCCTTCTTGAACAACAACATCACTCCCAACAGCAAGTGAATCAATGACTTCACTCATGTTATGCAGTCCTTTTCCACATATAAACAGTGATGTACGGCTGGTAGTTGGCATTTGTGCCGCTTGTGCCAGCAGATGCGTTGGAAACACTAATTCCAGTTGTTGCAGTTGGAATTGAAATTGAATTAGTAAATTGAGATGGAGTATTAGCAGTGGGGCCAGCACCACTTGCTTGTGGAGTGCCATTTAAATATGAACCACTATGGGTATGTCCAGGGTCAGTAACAGTCGCCGTGTGAGTGTGGGAAACCACAATAGTATCAGCGCTGCCGCCAGTTTCTTCAGCCGCATCAAACAGAGCGTTGCCAGAATTAAAGCCCACCATGACACGACCAGCACCAAATGCAGTCCATGTACCAAACCCAAGTAAAGTACCAGGATTGGTGCTTGATGTTGCATTCGTGTAGATGGAGCCAACTGGATACATTGCCGCCAATGCAGCTTGTACAAATGCAGTTGTTGCCAAGGCAGTTGTGCTATTTGCAAAACTTTGCGTTACGCCTATGGTTCCAGTGGGCAGTGTGGGCGTACCAGTAAAGGTGGGGCTTGTTAAATCTGCCTTAGTTGCAATGGCAGTTTGAATGTTGTTGAACTCAGTGTCAATTTCAGTACCCTTGACAATCTTCAGTGGATTGCCAGAAGACAAATTGTCCTTGGTTGCAAAGTTTGTACTCTTGGTGTAATCAGACACAGTTTTCTCCTTAACTCAGTTTGCCGTTTTTGGCTTGAATTTCAATCTTCTGAATCGACAGTGGAGTCCCATTTATGTTCGATTCATAACCTGTTTGAACAACCTTGCCAGTACCTGTTGCTGAAATCACCAATGTCTGCAAAGCAACGCCATCAGAATAGTACGCAACTGTTGTGGCATTTGCACCATATTCAGCAATACCATAATAGGAAACGCCTTGTGATGGAATTAACGCATTGTCAGATAAGTAGTTGGTTTTGAAATCAAATCCCCACTTAAATGTTACTGTTTGGTTCGTTCCACCAATCACAACAATGGATATTTTCTTCAGGATAGAAGTGACATTCTGATTGCCAAGATCAGCATGGTTTGTGTAGTACAACATACGATAAGCAGTATCGTGATCTTGATAAGTGCTATACAAACCTATGTAACCATTCTTTCCAATGTACAAAGTTCCATCTCTACGAGAAAGCATAGACTTTGGCGTAATTGAATCCCAAGTTGTTACCCTTGCAGCACCACCTGGCAAATAAGCCTTAGTGTCAAAACACCAAGTCGTGTCAATGCTAGGTGTTGTCAATAAGTAAAACGCTTCTCTTTCAGAATAGACAGACTTAATGTTTGCCAGTGTTTCACCAGCAACAGCCCCCATCAGATCATTACGAATATTCTTTGACAAATCTCTCTCAGGAGCAGACTTCTCTTGAATTGTTCTCATCAATGATCTAACGCCAGAGTTAGATAGGAACAAAACATCAGTACTGGTGGTTTGAATGCTATCTCTTGCAATGCAACCAATGCCCTCAACAGTGTCGCTAATGGACATGGTTGATGGAGCAGTTGCCCCTTGATACACAAGAATCTGACGCTTACCAAAGATAAACAAGAACCCGTTATGAGCCGCTAAACCAGTGATCTGATCTGCACCATTTACCCACACATTGTTCACATTCAATGAACCAGCCGTACCTGTTGACCAGACATGACCAGCAATCAAGTCACTGAAGTAAACAGTTGCATTCACAGAAGTGGTGTTTGCCGCCCACAATCTACCAAAAGCAGAAATTACAATGTCTGCATCAGGAACAGTAGCGACATAACCAGTTTTCTCACTGACACGCTTATATGTGGTGGTACTAACAGCAGGGTCATAAATCAGTGGATTGTGACCAGACTGAAAGAAATATGTAATGCCATTCAAAGAGGCGCACTGCCAATTACTTGCTGTTATGGTTGGGGCAGTACCCCCTCCCCCATAGGTGAGTTCAGTAACAGTGTTTGTAGAACTCAACTTGAAAATCTTATTGTTTCCAGCAAACAAGACAGTCAAAGTGCCATCAGTCTGAACTAACTCATGGATAACAGTTACATCATTTGCGCCAAGATTTCCAGAAGATGCGTTAACTCTTGCCCATCCCTTTCTCGATCCAATGCGACCATACTGATCTATGATGCAGTTTGTTGCAACCAGTGCAAAACCAGCATTTAAATCAAGAGGCGAATCTTGGGTATTCAACCCATAGAATCCTGGGGCTGAGATAGAAAAGGTCTGAATTTGCTGGCTCATTGGGCAATAAACTCTTGATTTTCAGGATAACGACTGCCCTCCAAGGCAATGTAATCCGACAACATTCCCCTGAATATTGAATACGCCTCAGATGAAGACAATCCACCATCTTCACCACGATCAACCAATGCTCTAGCGTATGCACCTTGAGCAACAACCACATCTGGCACAAGAATGACAGTGCTATCTGCCGCCAATGGAGCCTGTGGAACCGCTAAAGCAAACATGAGGCTATAAACGCCATCTGGCCTTGGATACAGCGTCACCTTTGTATCGTATCCAGTACTCACGCCATCAAAGTTGTATTCACTTGGGATACCCGTCATAACCACAGAGAAATTCTGCTTACGATTCATATCCACAAAGGTGGTGTTTTTCAGGCCAATGTTGCTAGTCGCATTGATGGCATCCATCACCTGGAACTTCTGCCCAGCACCAGTTAAGGCATACGAGTATGTGCCAGCAGCAGTGGTGATGGTGACTGTTTGACCAAGTACATTCCAACCAAAGGCATCTTCAACTTGACGCTTAGAGTCATTGACAAACTTGGAAATAAGAGTGGAATAGGAGGTTTCTGTGTAAGTGCTTACAACAGGCTCACGCAAACGAATCAATACATCGTTGACCAGTTCAAGTAATGTCATTGGGTTGCCTCATTTCGCTTTTGCCTTGTTCCTTGCGGATATAGCTTTAGCTTTTGCCTTTGCGTCAGCTTTGGAGTTTGCACCCCATGCCTTTAGCGAAAGAAGCAGTCTCGTTGGTTCA